ACAAGAACAATTTTTAACATCAAGTATTTCTACTACAAATGCTTCAACAACCATAACAGTTACAACTAAAAATGGAGGGGCTCCTGTCGATCATGGATTAGCTGTGGGAGATATGGTGGTCTTTAATAATTTTGCAGCGGGATCAAGTGGAATTACTGCATCAGATTTAGAAGATAAAGTTGTACAAGTTATTTCTGTACCAAGTACAACTACATTTACCGCTACAATCCCAAGCGCAGCTAGCGCAACTTCAACTGATGGAACGGTTGACATTCAACCCTATGCAGTAGTTGGTCCTGCTGAACAAGAGTATGGTTATGGTTGGGGTATCTCTACATTTGGTGGAGTTGTTACAGGCGGATCTGATACGGGATGGGGAGTAGCTGTCGCTGCTTCAACACAAACTCTAGAACCAGGTCTTTGGTCATTAGATACATTTGGAAATGTTTTAATTGCAACTATAGCTAATGGTAGAACTTATACTTGGAACTCAAATGATGCTGCACGCTTTACAACAAGAGCTTCTGTTAATACAACAGATTTTTTAACAACTTTAAATCCAGTTGCGTCACGAGCAACTTTAGTATCTCCAACAACACAACACTTAATTCATTTTGGAACATGTACAACTTACAATAATGCCAGCACTCAAGATGATATGTATATTAGATTTTCTAATAACGAAGAAATCAATAGTTATGATGTTAAAGCTACAAATACAGCTGGGACATTTAGATTACAAGATGGCACAAAAATTATGGGAGCGTTGACCGCTAAAGAAACTATTCTTGTTTGGACAGATAGTTCTTTATACACCATGAAGTTTGTAGGTGCACCTTTTACATTTGGATTTGAACAAGTAGGTACAAACTGTGGATTGATAGGACAAAATGCAGCTGTTGAAATAGATGGTATTGCGTATTGGATGTCTAATAATGGTTTCTTTGCATTTGATGGTACTGTTAAATCTTTACCCTGTGCTGTGGAGGATTATGTATTTGATAATATCGATACCACTAAAGGTCAACAAATATGTGCAGGTCTTAATAATTTATTTACTGAAGTAACTTGGTGGTATCCAACATCAGGATCCGATTTTAATAATAGATATGTTTCTTATAACTATGGAGAAACCGGAAAAGTTCCAATGGGTAATTGGTATACCGGAACGAATACAAATTCAATTAGAACAAGCTGGACAGACACTTTAGTTTATCCAAGACCTTATGCTACGAAATATAATACATCAGCTGCTGGTACTTTTCCTGCGGTGGTGGGTGTAACAGGATTGGGTCAGACGGTATATTTTGAACATGAAACCGGTACGGACCAAATTAATCCCGATGGATCAACAACAGCTTTAACTTCTTTTATACAATCATTTGAATTTTCTTTACAAAAAGATCAAACAGAGTATTTTCTAGCAATGAGAAGATTCTTACCTAATTTTAAAACACTCACAGGTAATAACAATGTTACGATTGCTGTTACGGATTGGCCTGCAGTTGATGCATCAGCTACCTCATTAAGTCCTTTTACTATTACATCATCTACACAATATGTAGATACAAGAGCACGAGGAAGATATGCAAGTATTAAATTACAAAATACAGCAGCCGGAGAAACATGGAGATTTGGAACATTCCAAGTTGACCTACAACCAGATGGAAGAAGATAATGCCTAAAGTAATTGTAAGACTACCAGAACCTAAAGAAGAATATCAAGTAGATAACCAAAGACAAATTAACAGATCTATCGCATTAATTGTAGAACAATTAAATTCTACATTTTTAACAGAACAAAAAGAAAATCAAGAAAGGTTTACGTGGTTCTATGGCTAATATTTATTTAAACGCTAAAAAAGATTTAACTACTTCTACGGTCACTACTTTATATACGTGCCCATCTAATTCTAGAGCTATTGTAAAAGCTCTTTTAGTATCTGATGACAGTGGTCTGGGAGATACTCTTACTGTAACTTTATATGATGGGGATCCATCATCAGCTAATGGCTTTGTTCTATTTCAAACCGCAGCGGTTAGCGCTAATGAAACTTTACAATTATTAACCGAGCCTTTAATAATGATGGAAGGTGAAGTCCTACAAGTAACTGCAGCTACAGCTGATAGATTATATGTAGTAGCATCAGTATTAGAAATGAACAGAGAGGATAGATAATGCCGTTTACGGAAACAAAAGCTAGCATAAGATATGAAATGATTAATGGGACTAGCACACCCGTTTTAACCCCTGAAACCGAGGTAACTTTAACTAACCTCAAAACAGGTCAAGAATATATGTCCGACGCAGAAGCCCTAGCTGATGTACAAAATAAAGACACTGATACTCAAGCCGAAGATATCAGAAGAGACGTCAAAATCATTGTAGAACACGTACCTTTAGGAGGAGATACTAAATTATAAATTATTGACTAGGTCTATAAAACCTAGTAAATTGTGGGTTACGACATTATTTCAAGTTCGTTAACTTGCACTTCAAAAACAGAAAACTATATGGGATTTTTTAAAAAGATAACTAGACCAATATCCAGAGTATTAGATAAAATAATACCTAACGAAATTAAACCTGCATTACCTTATCTTTCTGCAGCCGCACCTTTTTTTGGACCTACTTCAACTTTAATGGGAGAAGGTTTAAAAAGATTAATGATGGGTGGGGGTTTTAATTTAGCTTCACAATTAGCACAAGAAGGAAATGAAGGAGAAGTCAATCCTTTATCTTTAGGATTAGCTACTCTAACCGCTGGGATGACAGATCCTGGAGCATCTACTTATTTAGAAGGTTTAAGAACTCCAGCACCTGCACCTAGTCCAGTAGTTCCTGAACTTACAGGATTACAAAAATTTAAAAATCAAGCATTAGATTTAGGAATTAAAGGTGTAGATAAATTACAAAATTTACAAAAAGCAGCTGAAGGTAATATGCTTTCTAAAGAAGGTTTAAAATTAGCATCTATTCCCGGAACGCAAGGAACTATGGATTTAGCTTATGCAGATCAAGTAAGATTAAACAAACAACAACTTATAGATGACGTCCTAGACGGTTTAGGTGAAGGTTTTTCAAATGAAGATGCAGCCAATGCAATTAGATTATCTATGTTACAATATGGATTTAGCGAAGATGAAATTACAGAAACAATTGCATCAGCAGGATACAAAGCTGGTGGAAGAGTAGGCAAAATGAATGGTGGTATAATGAACGCGAAGCGTGGATTAGTAGATGCACCTGGTGGTTATGCTGGTGAAACAGAAGAAGTTGAGTTTAGTGGTATAAGAAAAGCTGTAGAAAATTCTCCAATGAGTAATGAAAGAGTTGTTCAAATGTATGTATCAGATTCAGCGGGTGTTATTCCCTTAAAAGATGGTGATGCTGTCAGAGGAAAAATTATGGATATGATGGTTATGGGCGCAATGGAGCCTTACACTAAAGATGATTTCAGAGATCCTGATGGATATGAAAGATTTATGGAAATATTTACAGAAGTTAAAAATAGAAGTGATCAAAAAACTAAAGAACTTAATGCCGAAGGTATAAAGAATGGTGGTATTATAGGTTTAAATAAGGGAGGAAGTGTGCTACCTTCTGGAAGAGAAATGGATTACAGACAAGGTGGAATGATTCCTATGGGTTCTAAAGAGAGAGCTGACGACGTTCCAGCAAGACTTTCTAAAAATGAATTTGTTATGACAGCAGATGCTGTTAGAGCAGCTGGTGGTGGAAGTGTTAATGAAGGAGCAAAAAGAATGTACAATTTAATGAATAACCTAGAGGCAAGAGTATAATGGCTGACACTACTACAATAACAAGACCAGCACCGATTATAGAAGGTTCACTTACAGCCTTTTTAAAATCTATAGACAAATTAGGAGCAGGTGCAGTACCAACAACTTTTGCTGGTATTGATCCATCTAAATACGCACCAACGATTGCAGCAGAGTCTGCACTTCAACAAGATGCGCGGACAGCGGCTGGTGGATTAGGTTCACTTACAGGTCCACAAGCTTATCAGCCTTACATGTCTCCATATCAACAAGAAGTTATTGATACAACAATGACAGCTTATGATCAAAACGCTGCCATGAACCGAACAGGTTTAAGAGATGCAGCTATTCAATCGGGAGCTTATGGTGGTGGTAGAGAAGGTGTACAAAGAGCAATGTATCAACAACAATCAGATTTAGGTAGAGGACAGTTACAAGCTCAATTACAAGCACAAGCTTTTCAACAAGCACAAGCAGCAGCAGCACAAGATTTAGCAGCTCAACAAGGTTTAGGTACTTATCAACAAGCGG